TCACTGGTACTCTGTACGTCAAGAAGAAGTTCCGTTACTTCTACTCTTTCCTTCTTGACAAAGCAAGCGATGAACCTCCACAGTCAACCCGGTTCAATCGCTCCCAGTTTCAGAAAACACCATTTATCGTCCCGACAGCAATCGAGTCACACACACATGGAGATAGTGCTGCAAAGAGAAACGCAGCTACTGTGTTTGCTCGTGATGTCGGGGCGAGGTTAGGAATGGACACTTATTCCTACCAGCGATCCGCAACAGAAGGACGTAATGGCCACGCAGGCTCTAGACTCTATTACTGGGCAAAAGATCTTGACAGTCAACCAAGAGATTTTGCTCCGCCAGAAAACTCACTCATTAGCTACGTGGATGTTGACTATTACCTGGACATGAATACGATCCTAACGGAGAATTTCTGTCCACATGTCCTTTATACCCTACAACCGACGCGTGCATGCTGTTCTGAGGGTGAATTCAGCATGTACTGGAGAGACGATAATACAATCGTCTACCAGGTCAGCGGAGGCGGGGAGTACTCCCATGAACTCTATGACTGGAGCCATGATCACGTCATGGTCGTCAAGAGGAATTGGTTTGGGATTCCCTGTGCCGCTGCTGTGTATTTGATCGACAGACGGAAGGTCGATGAATTCCATGTCCTGGTCATGCTAACTCCCATGCGGAGATGGCGAGGTATGTTGCGTACCGCACTAGCAAGATTCTTGCACTCGAAACCTCTCGAACGCTTTCAACCCGTCCAAAACGGTTTTGTCCGTTTCCGCTTGCAAACCAAAGAAGGTATGCAGGTGACCACATCCCGGGTTGGAGCGACACATTCAGTCGTTGTGCCAAGCCATGTTGATGAGAGCATAGCAGCACAAGCAAGATATACCAGTAAGCTAACATTAGCCAATGTTATGTCTTGGCTGAAACACATAGAGAATGACGAGGAAAAGAAACGAGCTGCCACCGTGCTTTATGACTACTACCGCACGGAGAATAGACTACCCCTTCTAACCACTTACCCGGTTGACGAAGCCGTACGCTCCTACGACTTCGACGTAGAAGCACCGGAAGAGGTTAAGCCGTCGATGGTCGCGTTCATGCAACCTCTCATCAATGAAGCCTTTGTCCCTACGACAAGCCAATCCAACCTCGATAGGGCTCATAAAGGCAGAGTCGATGATGTTGCCTGGAAGAAAACTTTTAAGCCGAGATTCCATGTAGCGAACGCCGTCAGAGAATTCTTAGACCATGTGGCCCTTGGAAACCAAGGATTAGATCCGATGCCACTGGAAGAGGTCTATTCTAGGCAGAACCGCCCATCCCAAAGGCGGATCATTGATGAATCAATCCAGGATGACAAGAAGACCTTGAAAGCTTTCATTAAGAAGGAAGCTTATGAGAAGCCAAAGGATCCACGTATTATCACAACAGATACCCCGAAGCACAAGACACGTTTCGCCCAATTCATGTACGTGGTGATGGACTATCTAAAGGCACATCTCCG